CTAAGGGTGATGAACAGCGTGCAAAGCGTGCATTTCAAATACAAAAAGCTGTGAGCATCGCACAGGCAACAGTCGATACGTACAAGGGTGCTAACGCAATCTTTGCAAGTGCAGCGGCTAATCCAGCAACGGTGTTATTCCCGGCGCAACCATTCATAGCAGCAGGTGTTGCAGTTGCAGCTGGTCTTGCCAACGTTGCTACAATCGCATCACAACAGTTTCAAGGCAGTGGTTCGACACCGGGCAATAACAACACAACACCTCCTTCATTTGGAGGAGGTGGAGGTGATAACGGTTCACAGCCAGCAACGTTCAACCCATTCGCTGCGCAGTTTTTAACCAATCGCCCTGATCAATACACACCACGCGCATACGTATTAGCAGGTGATGTGTCAAGTCAGCAAGAGGTACGCGAAAACGTAGAAAACTTAGCACGTATAGGATAAATAAACATAAATTTGTAACATGGAAAAGAGAAAAGTAGTTAAGTGTGTAATTGACCAAGAAGGCCGTTTGGGTATTACGGCAATGGGGCTAGTTGATAGTCCAGCAATCGAAGAAAATTGGATTGCACTTTCTAAAATGCAACTTGCCAAAGTAGATGATGAACGGAGAATGCTATATGGACCTGCATTGATACCGGATAAGCAAATACTTCGCTATGATGAAAAAGGCGAACCATACTATGTGTACTTCGAAAAGGCAACAGTTAGCGCAATAGCGCATCAATTCTTTAAAAAGAATCTGCAACACACTACTAACCTACAGCATGAAATACCAGTGACCGGTGTGACCGTTGTTGAATCATGGATAAAAGAAGGCAAGCAAGATAAGAGCATCCAATTAGGGTTGCCTGAACTACCAGATGGCACATGGTTCATAGGTACAAAGGTTGATGAAGACCACGTGTGGAATGATGTTAAGGAAGGCAAGGTGCGTGGATATAGCATCGAAGGATTCTTCAACGAAGTAGGTGTTGCCATGAGTGGCGTTAAGAATTACGAAGCCGAGTTGGTTTTGGAATTAGAAAATATAATTAGCGGTTTGGTGAAATAAAAAATGTGTTTATCTTCGCCATGTTATTGTGATTAAATTGGTTTAGGTTTTGAGTCAACAAAAAAGAAGGGGCAAACGAGCCCCTTTTTTTTTACTTCAAATTTCAAATCCTACAGCATACACGCGCGGCTATATTCTGCCATAGTCATCTTAGATGCTTTCGCATTTCGAACAATCGCTTTGTATTGCTTATCAGTTAATCGTACTGAAATCTTCTTTGTAAACGTTTCCGGTTCCTTTTTCATAATAGGTGTATTTAATTATACGGCTAAGATAAGACATGGTGGTATATGTAACAAAATTGCGTTTTTGCTACTATACCTAAATTATAACGATGTCAAACATAAAAGAACAAATCAAATCCGTATTTGCAAAGTACGGCATTGAGCCGTCAAGCGTTGGTATCAAATTCGAAGAAGAAGCCGCAACAGAACTAAAGTTTGCTGTTGAAGGTACTTTGAATGATGGTACTAAAATTTACTCAACTGCTAACGAATGGGTAGTTGGTGTGGATATCTACACACAGGATGCTGAAGGCAATCCAGTACCTGTGCCAGCAGGCGAGTACATTCTCGAAGATGGTGTTACGAAAGTGGTAGTAGGCGAAGATGGAATGGTTGCCGAAATCGAGCGTGAAGAACAATCTACTGAAATGAGCAGCGAGGATTTAGTTGCTGTTATCGGTTCATTGTCGGAACGTATCGCAGCTTTGGAAACTGAAAAGACTGAACTAGCTGCAGCGGTTGAATCTGCAAAGAATGAAGTAGCAACGGTGAAGGCTGAACTTGCTTCGGTTAAGAAAGCTCCAGCTGTTCCTTCTGTTAAATCACAAGAATTTAAAAAGAATGCTGCTCCGGTAGTTGCTTCGAATGGTAACTCATTCAGCAATTTCATGGAAAGCCTTCGTGCAAAAAAGTAATTTATTCACCTCATAAAAAATAAATAATTATGCCAAATCCAGTACTCACCACCACCTATGCAGGTGAATTAGCCGGTGAAATCGTAGCAAAGGCTCTGCTATCCAACGTATCAACTCAATACGTTACAATGAAGCCAAACGTGCCATATAAAATGGTGGCACGTAAAATTGATGACACTGTAACTTTCGCTAACGGAACATGTGATTTTACCCCAACAGGTACAATCACTTTGAGTGAGCGAATTTTGACTTTGGAAGATTTCCAAGTTCAACGCCAAATTTGTAAAAAAGAATTGTTCATTGATTGGTCAACTACCGATGTAATGAGCGGTCGTGTAAGCACTCAAATCCAAGATGCTATTATTGAGCGTTTGGTAGGTGGTATTGCTGCCGCAAACGAATCTATCATGTGGAATGGTGTTAATGCAACAGCTGGTCAATACGATGGTTTCTTGACCTTGATCAAGGCTGCAGGTTCAGGTGCTGTATCTGCAGGTTCAGGTTCAATCACTGCAGGTAACATCATTGCTACTATTTGGGACATCATCAACACAGCTCCTGCTGCTGTTAAGGGTGCTACTGAAAAGCCAGCTTTGTACATGGGACAGGCTGCATGGGAAAAGTACATGGAAGCTCAAATCGCTGCAGGCAACGGTTGGTATTTGACTGCTGGTCCTGAGGTTGCTCGTCGTTTCGTTGGAATGTACGAAATTTATGTTTGTCCGGGTATGGCTGCTGACAACATCGTGTTCTCACAAAAGAGCAATTTGATGTTGGGTACATGGCAGGAAAACCAAATGAATGAGATATTCATTTTGGACATGCAGAATCTTGATGGTTCACAGAACGTTCGCTACGGTGCACGTTTCTACTTGGGTGCACAGATTGCAGTTGGTGAGGACATCACCTACTGGGGTGCATAATCAATAAATCAATAAGGGGTGGGTTTTTACTCACCCCTTTTAACCAACTAAAAAAAATAATAATATGGCTTGTGAATTAACAACCGGCTTTACACTTGGATGCCTTGAAGGTATCGGTGGGGTTAAAGAGGTTCTTATTACTAACTATACCCTAGCGGATGGTAGTGATTTTATGTCGGGCGTAACCTTTGATGGTGATGGTTTTGTTACTGGCTTGCCCGGAACACAGCAGGCACCTGTAACAATCTATCGTTACGTTCCATTCCGCAATTCGGGTTCATACATTGAAACGGTGCAAAAGAATTTGGAAACAGGTACACTGTTTTTCTCTCAGGAAGTTGGATGGACTTTCGGTAAATTGAATCAGGAAATGCGCAACGAGTTTTTAAATGTTGCCAAAGCAAAAATGATTGTGTTTGTTCGTACTAATGACGATCAAATTTTGTTGGTTGGTAGCACTGAAGGATCACAGCTTACTGCAGGTACTGTTCAATCAGGACAGCAAAAGGCTGATTTGATGGGTTACCAAGTTACTTTGATTGCAGAGAATCTTGTTCCTGCAAGTCACTTAGAAGCATATGGTGCAAATGAAACACCATTTGAAAACTTTGATGGTATCGTTGTAAATCCTGCCTATTAAGAATTTGTTTTCCGTTTTGTGTTCTTGTTGTATTGAGAAAAGGGCAGGTTATCTTTGACCTGCCCTTTTTAATTAAAGGGATAAAATGATCTACTTACAAACTAACCAAATTCAGCAAACAGTCTTTTTATCATTAGATGAAACAAGGCAGTACTTTGCCACTCCATTCACGCATTACTTGTTTATTTTAACGCATGAGGAAAACAGCACAACTGGTCGCAAGTGGCCGCAAGTTGCTACTATTGTAAATGAAAATGTGCGCATCACTGAATTGTCCATTTCAACTGATAGAATAACTTTAGCAGGAAGATATCGATACGATGTCTATGGTCAAAATTCAGCGAATAATATCAACCCAAATAACGCAAGTGTCGTAGGTTTGTTGAAACGCGGCTATGCAGTTTTAAATGACACAACAAGTTGGTTTGATGTGCCAATCAATACCATACCAAACGATATAATCTATGAACCATAACGAATCAAATATAGTTTCACTTAAGCTTAGTGAATACGTAGCAAAGAGCGATGCAGAAAAGGTTGACCGAAAAGGTTGGGTAAACTACGGGGATGCAAACGACTTTCCGCAATACCTGCGTGATCTATCACACGAATCACCGGTGCATGGTTCACTAGTTGTTGCCATTGGTGACATGATAGCTGGGAAGGGTATTCAGTCGGAGCAATATCAAGCAGAATTAGATGCGCTGAACATTAATACTTTGACCTATGCGGCTGCGCATGATTTAAAGTTGTTTGGTGGGTTTTATATTGAAGTGATTTGGAGCAATGACAGAACGGTTATATCTAAGCTAAACGCTATACCATTTGAAGAATGTCGCATTGCAGTGAATCAAGATGACGATACTGAAATAGGAATCTTTCACAGCTACGATTGGAGCAATACACGCAAGAAAAGAAACACTCCCGAATTCATACCGAAGTATAACTATTTGACACGTGAACAGGAACCACGTCAAATCTATTGGTGCTTCACTTATACTGGTAGCGATGTGTATCCACGCCCTGACTATTGGAGCGCGATAAACTACATCGAGTTAGATAAGCAGATATCTATATTCCATATCAACCAAATCTCAAACGGTTTATTCCCTTCGACTATCATTAACTTCTACAACGGGCAAGCAACGCCTGAGCAGAAGCAGCAAATGATGATGGATTGGGAAAACAAAATGAGTGGTGCGCGTAACGCTGGAAAGGTTGTGATGTTTTTCAACGAACGTGATCAACCTAAAACTGAAATCACTCCATTCCCTGTCAACGATGCAGACAAGCAATATGCATTGATGAATGATACAGCGCAGCAAAAGATTATCACTGCGCATCGTGTTACCACTCCGCTTCTATTTGGTATTCGCGAGAACACTGGATTCGGTAGCAACAAAGATGAGATGGCTGTTGGTTTGGAGATATTCAACAAACAAGTGATTGAGCCGTATCAAGCAAAGATTAACTATAGCCTAGAAGAATTATTGAGCACTCAAATGCCCGGTGTAACATTTGAAATTATACCAAACACACCACTTGCAGTTGAGCAGGCTGAAGCTGTTGTTGATGTAACAGGTGGAACTACTACCGATGTGGCTGCTACTGCTTTGAATGGTGCACAGATTAGTTCACTTATCGACATCGTGATGCAAAGTGCTGCGGGTGCTGTTCCTGTGAGCAGTGCAAAGGCAATCGTGCAAGCTGCATTCCCAACTTTGCCACCTGCTACTATCGATGCAATCTTCGCCGATGTTTTACCCGGTTCATTGTTGCCTACGGAAGTGATTCAATCGAGTGTTGAGTTAAAAAAAAAAGATGATAGCACAGCGGGCGATGCATTAATAGCCTTAGGCGAAGATGCATCTGCTGATTGGATATTGATTGACTCGTATAACGCTGATGAAGAAATTGAGCATGAGTTTGCGGTGCGCACAGGTGCGGCAAGACCAGCGGCAAGGAGTGAGCAGGATGAGATTATCGATGGCAAATACTTTATAACTCGCTATGTTTATGCAGGTAGCTTTAGCCATCCTGATATGCGCCCATTCTGCAAGAAAATGATTGAAGCAGGCAAGCTGTATCGCAAAGAAGATATAGTTTCTATGGAAAATGTAGCAGTCAATCCGGGTTGGGGTCCTGAAGGTGCAAACACATACGATATTTGGTTCTATAAAGGCGGTGGAAACTGCAAACACTTTTGGGAGAAGCGCGTGTATGTAGATGCACGAGGCGTAAAGATTAACCCAAATAATCCCGATGCAACACGTATAGCAGTAAGCATGGCTGAGCGCATGGGTTATAAGGTGCGTAACAATCCACTCGTTGCAAAACTTCCTGAAGACATGCCTTATAATGGCTTCCTTCCCACAAATCCTATTTACGGCAATCAATAATTAAAACTATGGCTGAAGTATTACTAATATCCGAAAACTATGTGAAGAAGTACACTACCATCAACGGAAGTGTAGATCCAAACCTTCTATATCCGTCAATCTATTTGGCACAGGACAAATGGCTACTTCCCTTTTTGGGAACTGACTTGCTCAATAAGATTAAAGATGACGTGGAGAACGACACGATTGCAGGCAATTATCAAATACTGCTAGAAAATTACATCCAAAAGATGCTGCTTTGGTGGGTTATGGTAGACGTAACTCCGAATCTGTGCTATCGCATGGACAATGGCACGCTGGTACAACGTCAAAGCGAAGACACTGTTCCTGTTTCGGACTTAGTTATGAAGGATATGATTGACCGAGCACGCCAAAACGCGGAGCATTACACCACTTTATTAGTCGATTACTTGTGTGCTAACTCAAGTTTGTTTCCTGAATATAGCACAGCGCAATGGCCTGACCGGTCACCGCGCACAGATGTAACCAATACGCTCAATTATCAATTTTCAACGGGCAACACATCGACCAGCTACCGCCCTACTTACTCACGTAACATCATTAATCGTATACCATGAGTGATAAAAAAACATTGAAGCAAGAATATACCGAACGTTTGCGCAAGTATGAGCGCGAGCTTTCACTTAAATTAAGAAGCAATGGCAAACAAGAAGAATCAAAGCGTTACAAATCGTAACCCTTTCAAATCATTGCGCTACAACCTTGAGCTGTTCGACGGCTTGTGGTCGATACCGGTAGCATTTGCACTATTCATCATTGCAGGTACATTGAGTGCCGAATACTTTGGCGATGCGCTGATATCTACCGAATACGTGCAATACATCGTGCTAGCTTCACTCATCATGGTGTTTGCTAACTTCATTACTTTTTTAGGAATTCGTTTCAATTTTAAGGCACTACAGCGCGAAATTTATAGTAAGGAAATCAAGTATGAATTAAATACCTCTTTAACCACATGGCAAAAGGTTGTTTTGTACCTGCTCTTATATGCATTCTACTTTGCTGCATTCCTGTTTATTTTACGTATGCTAATGACGGCTACTGCGTAAGGACTACGGCTGCATCATTCGTAGGTGTAAAAGAAAAGGGTGGGAATAATAAAGGTTTCAATGATGCTGCTTTGCAAGTATTGATGAAGCAAGAAGGTTGGTTACCCGGTTATGCGTGGTGCAGTTTCTTTGTCATGGCTATGCTGAATGAATGCGGCATACCTAACACCATCACAGGTTGGTCACCCACTGCATACAATAGGCGCGATGTGATCTATACAGATGGCAAATATGTACAAACGTTTAGTGATTACGATGTACTTATCATGACTTTGAGTTATGCAAACTTTCGCAAACAACGTTACAAAGGCATTGGTCACACTGGCATAGTTGATCGCGTAGGCAAGTATTCGGTGCGCACCATTGAAGGCAATACCAACAGTCAAGGAATGCGTGACAGTCGGTCACGTGATGGAGTGTATTACAAGATTCGACCACTAACTAAAAACATACACATTACACGATGGGGCAAAACAAATTAAGAAACACTGTGCTGGTTGCATCGGCTCTAACTATTTTTTTAATAGCGGTTATTACTAGCGTAAAAACGTGCAATGATCCCGTAACAAATCCTGCTATAAAAAGGTTACAAGAAGTCAATGATTCGCTCTACCAAATTATTGAAACCAATAACGCCAAAACCGACAGTCTATTTTCAAAAATTGATTCGCTACAAATCCAACAGGATACAATAATCACAAAGCAACAAATCACCAATGAAATCTACCGCAATGAAACATATAACATTCTCTCTGCTTCTGCTACTGATAACGATATCAAGTTTCGGTCAACCCTCAAAAAATCGGACAGCCTACTCAAACAAGGATTTTACACCCGAACTTACAACCTACGACAGGCAGCTATTCAATCTCAATTACAATAGCATGTTATATTGGTATGATACTGCACTACAAATCGATTCGCTGTATCAAATGGAACGGTTAAAAGTTAGCTATTATGCTAAGATAACCGGCATACAGGCAACAAGTTATGAAACATTGGCTGAAATCTACAAGAATAAACAAAGCATTGAAAAGGCCATTGCAGGTGAAAAGGACACTGAAATACGCGAATTAAAAAAGAAAAACAGACGGTTAATAATTACTAACACCGCACTCACATTAGGTGTCACAGGACTAGCTTTTTCTACTATATATTTTGCAATCCTATGACCATGGCATTTGAATTACGTGATGTTATTACAATTATCGGTGCTGCTATATCACTTGCATCGCTTTATTTCGCTTTAAAGCGAAGTGTTGACAAGGTATCTGGCAATCTTGCTAGTATTGAAACGTTTCACAAAAGAGAAATTGAAATGATTAATGACGCAATCAAAGAACAAAAGACTGAATTGAATTCAAAGAATGCCAAGCTCGAAGGGAAGATTGATTCTATTCAATCACACA